TAAAAATTAATATGATGTATCATGCAAAGACATACTAAAATATATTTCGTCTTTTTTGGGTATGCACCAGGAGATTTTGTTCCAAGTGAACTAAACTTTCGTTTAGCCACTGAAATACACCATATCAAAAATAAAGGAATGGGAGGAACAAATAATCCGGAAATTAATCATATCGAAAATATTATGGCCGTAAACAGAAAAGAGCATGATGAATACGGAGACAAGAAAAAATATCTTTCTTTCCTTAAGACTTCACATGCTACTTTTATAAGAACTATGAAACCAAGATATAAGTTTGAATATCTTGAGGAACCTCCTGAAGTGAAAGTAAAATTAATGAGAAGAAAACTGAGAAATTTAAAGGCCGCCCAACCATGAGCGGCCTTTTTTTATTGATACATAACAGGATCGTATTCTATTGTTGTGGATTGAACTGTAATATCTGCTCCTGAAGTTATTGGTCTATGCTGAACAGAACCGAGAAATTTTCCAAACGTAATTTGTTCCGTTGAATCAAAAATAAGAGCAATTAAATGAATATTAAATTCTTGAGATAAATTAATCGTTTCAGATTTACCTTCTGCAATCATTTTACTGTCTCTATTAAGCCCATGTTCGTAAGCATAATACAAAACATTACCCTCATCATCAAATTCAAAATAAGATTCTAAAATTTGTTTGTTACCCGTATCATTATCAGTAACCTCAATTTCTATTTTTTCTGATCCTTGTTGAATCATCAGTTTTATTTTATTGACTCCTGAAGAAGGACTAAATGTAAAATCTGAAACAATAGAAATCATATCCATGTTGTTAGCAACATTGCTTGGTATAGATGCGGATTTAACAAGTCTACCGTTTGAATTCGTACTTATTTCTTCATAAAAAGTAAAATAATGTTCATTATAACTTCTATGCATATCCGCAACATTGCCAGCGGTTGTTTGCCATACAGAAATAGGGATAGCTTTTGCTTCAACTTCATTAAGTCGTGATTCAAAATTAGAAACATCGGCCTGATTTACTAATAATTGATTAATAGAAGTGTATATCTGTGCTATGGATTGATTCAATCCGGTAATGGCTTGTGTGTTCTGATTTGCTTCAGAACTGGCAGAACCAACAGCGGTATTAAGATTGATTAATGCTTTTGAAATTGTATTACCAAGAGCAATAGGTACATCGGCAAAGTTTCCTTGCAAATCTTTAATGGATGTAATGTTACTATTAATATTTGCAATGGAATTATTAAATATTGATGTACTAACAAAAGCATTACCAATTTCACTATTTGTCCTGTAAATTTGCAATGCATCATCAATATATACGCTGATATCATCCTGGTTGATTGGTACATATGAAAACGTAATTTTTTCATTTACATGATCAACGTCAATACCAACTCCATCCCCAACAAATTCATATGAAGAAAGTAAAATATTAGAACCAGTTCCTCCTGTTCTGTTATCTGCACTATTGGCTTCAGTAATCTTCAAAATATTTTTTACTGAATCCTTTCGCTTAATGGATGGTAACTGGTGCGGTTGTACTGCTCTTGCAAAGCCGTCTGAACTAATAGTATTTCTATTAAAAGCATCATCATCTTTGCTTAATCTAACCAAACCTTGAGAGGTTTCTTTAGCAGTGCTTTCCGATTCCATAAAAAATGGAATGGAATAAAATAACCTTCTGAAAGTAGCCTCATTTGGCCTGTTCATAGAAGAGAACTTATTGTAAGAACTTCCGGCAGGACCAAAGAAGAATTCGCGTTTTTTTCTTATAATATTATTCATAGTAGTAAATCGTTTTATAAAACATGAAAATTATCACCTATCTTCATTGTTCCAATTCCAAGCTCATAGGTGGTAAGCTCAAAAATATCAAGCAATTGATATATACTAATATTCATTGATAAAAAGTAATCCACAATCTTTTGAACTTCGTATTCTTCCCAAAGCTCTTTAATTGTTATTTCCTCCTGATCGTATTCTTCCCTCATAATAAAGAAGTAAATAAACAGCATATGCATTTCCATAATCCGAAGCGATAATTCATCGGCTTCATCCTGGGCTCCTTCTTCTTCAACAATCAATAATTTTTCTGTGTTTCCTCTTAAAAAATCATCAGCCAGACTATAGAACTCTGCCCAATACTGAGAAAAATCAGACCCTTTTTTTGCTAAATAATCAGGAATGGTTTCGAAAGCTAATACATTCAACATATTAATCGTCTTTGTAGTTAGTCGCCATTTCAAGCGATTTTCTTATATACTTATCTGCTAATTTAATAACAGAATATCTGTCGTTAGTAAGCATGTAATGCTCTATGTATTCAAACCTTTCAAAATTTATGGTACTCATTGCGGTCAGAAAAAACGAGTAGATTTTGAAAGAACTCATAACATTACGGCTTCTTTTGTATTGCTCCATTACACCTTGATAGCTTTCATGCTTTTTAGTATACACTTCTTTCATGGCTTGATGAACATAATCATTTACTTTTGAATACTCATATATCACAAGCCACTTGGTTGATTCTTCGATTAAGATTTCAGAATTCGGATCGGCGTCTCTCATTTCTTCTATAGACCCATTGTATATCTTTACTAAATAAACTCCATCCGAATTATTTCCAAGGTTTATCTCTTTGGTTTCTCCACTTTCAATAGAAAATGAAATCGCAGGCTCTAACTCGTTTTGTTCAACATCAAGCACTCTTATTCCTCTTGCACCTGGAACGTTGCTATCGTCTGAAATTTGCCACCTGTATGGAGCAATCTTTTTTAAGCTGTAATCTTGCCAATCAGTATTACTAAATGACACTGCTTGTTGAATAGACTGAACAGGATAAACAAGGCTTCCTGCTTGAGCATTTGTATAGCACGCATCAAATTCAGCGAAATCATCTATAGTTAATCGCTGCCATAACTCTATTTGGGCATCATCATATAACGGTTGGTCGGTGACACTCGCTCTTATTTCAGGCTCCTCACCTGGTTCATAAGAAATCGCATCATTGTTTATTTTCTTATAAAAACCGCCGTCTTTATATACAATGACTCCAACAGGGTACTCCTGGGCATCATCATATACTGGAATGAAATACATGAAGGTTTTATACCTTCTGTTATTGAGTACAGGATATTGATACTCCATACCAAACCCTGTTAGTTGAGAAAGAGACGGCTTTATCGTGTTGTTTTCAAATACAAATATTGCCCGGATAAACTCTGTTGAAGCATATCCTGTATCTTCTTCATTAAGCGTTTCTGCATAATTAAGAGTTTGATCTCTTACAAAAATATGTTTGCTCTCTTTTTCGACTTCTGTGCCTATGATAAATGTAGGATCAATATGTGCCATTATTCTTCATTTTTAATTGGTTCATAAAGTGTTTCTATTGTTGTATATCCCGGAGCAAATCTTTGAATATTTTCAACTTCAAATTCTCCTATAGGATTAGTAAGTATTCGTTTAAATACAGAAATAATTGCAAAAGGACTTGAGATAATTCCACTATCAAACAAGGCAAACACACCGGCATAAGAATATTTTATGTTTCGAAGGATTCTCCAATCCGGAACGAAACCTGTTTTATCATCATCATCGTCTTTCACAGACATGTTGTAAAGCATAGAAACACCAAGAACCATCAATGTTTTTGATGCAATTCTTAACCAGTTGTATTTCTCAGATTCGCTCATATTCTTAAAGTTGTCAAGACTTCTTGTTTTAACCACATCGCCAATCATTCGTGTTGCTGTTCTGACCCATCCTTCCATGTAAAGTCTTTCCCATTCAGCCATAGGCTTGCCATGAGCATCCTTTTTCACTTTGTACCTTCCAACATCACCAATATAATGACCTTTCATTACTGCATTTTGGACGTGTGTAAATAAGTAATTACGGAATACAGCGAAGAAGCGGCCAAGTGTATAGTGAGTCAACATGACTTTTTCTTTATCCGTATAAGCTCCCACAACAAACATATCAGAAATATTTTTAAACTTCCTCGATTCTTTACGGGTATAAGCCCTTACAAGTTCTCCTTCTTTTTTCTGTCCTTTGAATCCATCTTTATAAACTTGATTACGAATTGTTTCATACAGTACATTTCCGTCTTCAGTCATTTGTCCGTTTTCATCATAAAAACGCTTGTCTTTTTTCCGATTGTAATTAATCTTCCCTGTTTCGCTATCAAATTCATGAGCATCCCAGGTTCCATCATGCACCATTTGAGCAATCATTACCAGATTACGACCATAATAGTCAGAAGCATAGTTAAACATATGACCCCAATACCTTGAAAGAATCTGTCCTTTTTTCGTTTTGCTCATATTTTGAGGATGTGAAATTAATTCCCATTCACTCATTGAAATATTCTGATACATCTTACAAAGCTCAGACATCTTCCCCCATTCGCTGAATATTAACCTGTTTGCTTTGATAAGATCCGAAAAGTTAAATATCCCACGTTCAACAAACTGGTTCGCTATTCCTTCCACGAACGAGTGCATTCCATTAATTAATGATGATACAACACCAACATTCACATTACCGAAAAGCGCAATTGTACCACCAACAGTTGAAAGTGTACTAATTGTTGGTTGTAGCTCTACTCCTCCAATATCACCACCAAGGTTACGGCGTTGTCCGCGAATAGACATTTCCGTAAACATTTCCACATAATCAATTTCATTACTCAGATTTTTATCTTTATGATTTTTCATATCTGTCATAAAAACTTTTGCTCCATTGATTATAGGTAGCACATCGTTTTCATAATGAATCTTTCGCTTAGAACTCATGGCAAAATAATTCATAATTGTTTCAATATCAGTAGTGATATTGTTGTTTTTCTCCTGACTGTCAAGAACAATTTCTCCTTTTGAATTTTTCCCAATTCCAAGAATATCAAATGCTCTTGCATGGCTACCAAACTTTGTGTTACTGCCTTCACGCATGTACCCAATTTGATTAAAGAATTGATCAGAAAGCTTATTTATTTCTTTCACGTCAGTTTTTGAAAGATCATTTGCATCATCAAACATGTTCATGTTGTTAGTAATCTGACTCAGCCGTTTTTTACTAGACCTCCCTAATTCTCCTTCATTAAATAATTGTTCAGAAGTTTTTGTCATTAAAGGAAGCATCCCTTTCTGATATGAAGAATTTTGCATTAACGACTCATAAGCGTCTTTCTTTGTAAAATTATAATTAGGCTTACCAGTTTTAAGATTTTTCATATATCCTTGCATTTCATGATAATGATAAACAAGGTCGATATATTGATCCGTAATCATATTCACAAGTTTTTCTCCCTGTTCCAATAGTTCTGCAGAAAGACCAAGTTCTTTTGCTTTTTTTGCGTTAACAGGATCTTTTGTTTCATCAGTAGTCCAGAATATTTCACCAGTAAAAACTTCGTTTCCAGAACCGTCAATGTCACGTTTTACAAATAAATCTTTGAAAAACCTGTGAGACTTATCTCCAAAACCTATTGAAATACCACTATTTCTACTCTCAAACCATTTTTGAATAGGCTTAAATTCAGATTGAAATTCCTGAACTTCTTCAACAATTTTATTGGAAGTGTCCAGGGTTATTTCACGTAAAGCCTGAATGATATCATTGGCAATATATTGTCCGGGTTGAATGAATTTATCAATATCACTAAGCAGTGACATATCCTCACTATTCATTTCAGTGTCAACCACATTTACCGTCTTAAGATCAAGTAACGTCTGCGTAAGCAGATTAATTTCCTGACGATAATTATTTGTTTCGTCATTATTTTCAAGCGCATATCTGAGTCTTGCCATTAACAGGTTCTTTTTCTGTATAACAGTATAATTTTCAGGATTCTGAAATAGCATTTTTATATATTTAGGGAACGAGTTATCGGCTGCATTTTCATAAAAATTATTTAGAAGCTTTTCATAATCTACTTTTGGAATTTTTAATTCCTGCTTAAACAATTCTTTTAATTCCGGACTCAAACTATTTATAAAATCATCTATTTGAGACAATACACTAATGTTCTTATTAACCTTTAAAAAATCAATCATTTTCATTTGGCTACCTGAAGGCTTAAGACTGATAACTCCTGCCTCTTTAATCTTAATATTAGGATTAGCATTCATTAGTTTGTTTGCCATTAAAACAAGCATTAGCTGACGAACATCACCTGGGTTATTTGTCATAGACAGACCCATTTTTTTAGCTTCTCTATCCGTTAAAAATCGAGAAGCAATATTGCCAAGCTCATTTTCTATATCCGGCCTGTCGATATTGTCCATGGTAATATCATAAAGCGACACGTAAATTGAACCGTCAGACGTTTTCTCTATTGAAATATGGGGATCGAAACTTCGGATACTTTTTGACAAATGCTTCGCAATCTCTTCTCCACCTTCCATTTTTTCAAGCTCAGAAACTCTTCCAAACTCTTTAAATGAAGCATATTCAATCTGCTTTTTAAACTTTTTGAGAATAGGAACCTTATAAATAGGAATATCGTTACTAGTTTTTCCAAAAGTTTCTATAGAATCATGCACAGAAGCTTCATGTTCATTAATCCAGTTACTTATTTTCGCTTTAAATTTATTATCACGAGTTTCGTATTCAGTAATAACCTTTTTACGAATAGTAGATTTGATTTCATCTACTGTCATTCCTTTGAAATTATATTCTGTTCCAGTTAGACCAGCCCCGATTTTACCTGTATTAGTATCAATAAGATTGTAAACATAATCGACCTTAGCATCAGTTGACATTTCCTCGAAATCAAACCTGTCACTTGGGTTCGTAAGCACCTTGGCCATCTTCTTTACATCATAAATCGTTTTAATTTTTGAAGCATAAACGTCAGCCTTGGCTATATTACTCATTTGCTTTGAGGACACATACGATAGAACCTGTCCGTTATTAACAGCATTAACCATCATTTCAGCGAATGATTTAATAGTAGCATTTTTAAAATCGAAATCCTTTAATGTTCTACTGTTTATTTGCTGAACACCTAACGCGCCATAAACCGCATTCTTCAACCATGTATAAAAACGATTGACAAGGGCCGAAATTTTGCCATATAGCGTACTTGCTTTTTGATCAGAGTTCATGCCCGGAGTCTTGTCTAAAAGATTTCTGACGGCTTCCTGGCTATTCCATCCGGCCATAGTTGCAATAACTTCCTTAACAAGATCCGCTTTTGAAATATCTGCATATTCTTTAAGGATTTCCTGAACGACCTCATGATTACTTTCAATTAAAGTTATAGCTTCATTTTCAAGAGCACGATACAGTTCATGATTTGCACTTTCAAGTATGTCAATGAACACGTGAGTAATCTCGTGAATAGGCGTGTCAAGCTGCAATTTATCTGTATTGAAAAAGACCTGTCCGTTCTCAAAATACCCTATCAATTCAGGATGTTTGCTCGTAATGTTATTCACATAATTAATGCGGATATTTGGAAAAGCTTTTTGTAACTTATCCATGAATGACTTTAAAACATAGTATGAAGCTTTACTTTGATTTTTAGATATCCTTGAAGCTTGAGGCTTATTTGCCTTAGTGAATTTTATTATACTTGTATTTGTTAGATTGTCTTTTTTATGTTTAGGACCGACAATTTCCACATTTCCAACAGTTCCATCCTGAAGCACAGCTTGATCCTTGTTTGATAATGAGTAAGGGTAGTCGTTGTTTTTTTGGTGCCATACAACTATAGGAAAATATGATTTGATTATAACAGAATCATTATTCTTAAACGTTCTCATTTCCTTGCTGGAAAGAGCGTCAATAACAGGCAGATTTGTTGTTTCAGATTTAGCAGAATACGTGTTTATCAATGTAGGATAAGGACTGTTAAGATACTCTTTAGTTCCTTTTTTAATATCAAACTTATAAATGTGTGGGTTGAAAGATGCCTTTTTTGGCGTATAATAAATCAATGACGTAATGATATCATTCTTTTTCAACTTTTTCATAAGTTTTTCGGTGTCCGCTGCATAATGAACAAGTTCCTTATTGCGAAGAATAACCTGCTCAGCAAGATCGTTTTCATTTATCTTTTCCGGATCAAAAGATTGAATCCAATTTGTGTATTGGCGTTCTGCTTTTTCATCCGTAAAATCAATCATAGACCCATTCTTATAACGGAACCCATTCATTAATAACTGATACGCTCTAAAAGCATTTTTAACACTTTCATCAATTATCTCAAAATGATCTCGATACAGTTTTTTATGGGTATCGTTCACATCATTAGCTGAAGAAAAATCAAGATAAAGGTAGCCGGACTTTGTACTACGCTGCTTAACCCTTCTCAAGAAAGTATTATTCTTCTTCCCTTTTGGTGCATTTTTATACCAGTTAAAAGTATATTCCTCAATAAATAAAGGGAAATCCATACTAAATCTTACCCTGTCTTTTGCTAACGATAAGTCATAAGCCTGATCTCCAACCGTTACTTCTTTAAAATTATCAGCAATAAACTGGCCAACAATATAATCTTCAATACCACGTTCTATCGTTTCATAAACAACGGGAATATTAATGCTTTGCCCAAGACGTTCTTCAATTGTTCCTTTAGCTTTATTAATAACCTTATCTGTAGTAATAGATTCATTAATTGTTTTTTGTACCTGAGCAAGTGTTCTTACATGCGTATAAAGCATTTCGTTTTCCATCATTGCATCACCAATATTAAATTGTTTTCTAATATTTGACTCATGCCCGTCAGTAGGAATATTCATAATTCCAGTTGTAGATTCTCCTGCAAGCCTGCGCTGAATATATTCATCTGCATCAGTGGTTCCAATGGCTTCATTAATACTATTGATTACATTATTTCGCTTAGAATTTTCAATACTAATCTCCTGTTGAATATTAGTAATGTTTCCAAATCTCCGCAATTGCTCTCCCATATATGCATACTCACGAATTTGAACGAGAAAGCGATCTTTTTCATCTTTTATTTGGTGTGTGGGAGTATCAAAATAATCTCCTGATATATATTCACTTATGGCTTCCCATATAGGAATTATTTTATATTGTGCGTTTTCAGGAACTCCATTATCATTATACCCGGTAATAGACTTAGATCTCATGCTCTTTTTAGAAGCATTTAAAATTGTTTCATTCTGTAAAATATCTAGTATTTCTTTTTCTGAAAGACCGGCCATCACCATTCCATTCACAATAGGTGAAGTTGATTCTGTAATATTCAGTCTACCGAGAAGTCCACCTTCTTTGGCGTTATCGGTAGCGGCATTAATAAGCTTTGCAACAAAAGCGATCTGCTCAGAAATAGCCTTATTACCTGAAAACATTTTAAACTTTTCAAGAGGCAATATTTGATCCCTTGTGGCTTTTGGAATTGCTAACAATTTAAGCGTAAACTTTTCAAGGTTTTGAAAGTGCCCTACAAGCTTTTGGCCTGAGAGATTAATCTCTGAAGCTTTCATGTTAGAACTAATATCAGAAACAAATTCCTGCCATTCCTGAGGAACAAGGTCCGCTTTATCACGGAAACTATCAAGATTAATTTCTTCAAGAATCATTTCGATATTTCCGGACTCACGATAAAACTTTTGCAAAGCAGTGAATATGATATTCCCATTAT